AAAACTGTGCAGCGAGGGTGACCTTTCTGACTTTAAGGAAAACCAGCGATTCCGCCTGACGGATGTTGGTGATCTTGAGCCGATTGCTCCAGACGGCGAGATCAAGGAAGGCGGACTTTCAGAAGAAAAAGCCACGAATCAGTTGGACACCTACGGAAAGAAATTCTGCCTTTCCCGTAAGATGATTATCGACGACGATCTCGGAGCTTTCATGAAGGTTCCGACTGCAATGGGAAACCGGGCAGCTCGTCTGATCGATCAACTGTTTTTCCGCAGACTCCTGTCCAATCCAACTCAGTCCGATGGAAGCGCATTGTTCCATGCCATTCACAAAAATCTGCTGACTGGAGATGACAGTGTTCTCACAACCGAAGGTCTGCGACTGGCGGTAAAGCTCTTCCTGGATCAGGTGGATGCGGACGGTGAACCGATCAGTATTGAACCTCGTTTCCTGCTGGTTCCAACCGCCCTGAAACATACCGCTATCGAATTGACAAAAGGTGCGACTCTGGTTGTTTCCGGTGGTGACGCCACCAGTGGCGCAAGCCCGACAGTACGTCCGGCACTGAATGTCCTGGCGGACGAACATCTTGAAGTTGTTAGCTCTCCGTACCTCTCGAATTCGAAGTACACCGGTAACAGTGAAGTCGCCTGGTTCCTCTTCGGGAATCCATCTCAAATCGATACGTTTGAGATTGGCTACCTGAAAGGCCGTCGCACTCCGACAGTCGAACGCGGTGACTCTGACTTCAATACGCTGGCTCTCTGGTTCCGGGTCTACTTCGACCTTGGTGTCAGGGAACAGGATCATCGCGGCATGGTTCGCAGTGTTGGAGCATAACCGGGTCGCATAAATCAAAAAAACATACTATTTGGAGGTAATTATGATAGCAACTTATGTTCATCGCGGAGAAATCATCGACTATACCCCGGAAGCGGATGTGGCTGCCGGTGATGTGGTGGTAATCAATAACATTGTCGGCATTGCCAAGCTCGATATCAAGGCTGGAGATCATGGAGCTCTGGCAATTATCGGAGTATACGATATCGCGAAAGCCAGCGGAGAAAATACCGCCATCGGCAAAGGCGTGCGGGTATTCTGGAATGCAACCAACAAGCAGATCACCACTGACCCGACGGATGTATATATCGGCAAGACGCTGATCGCGGCTACTGACGATGATACCACCGCCCGTGTACTTCTGGGGGAACCCTATCTCCCTGTTGCCGGTTCTGCAATTGCGGATATCACGGATAATTCCGGAGGAACCGCAGCCGACACCATTGCGGAAATTACTGATGTCGCCGGAGCCGCCAGCGGCGTAGCCAGCAACTCCGCCAAGATCAATTCGATCCTGGCGATCATGCGGTCCTTCGGGTTCATCGCGGCAAGCTAATGTCGGACCAGTTTCAGGAAGCTATGGCCTGGCTGGAAGAGCAACGGCGGGAGCATGCCTCTGTTCCTATTATTTATAGGCGCGGGGATGCTTCCGCCGAAATCACCGCGACAATCGGCAAGACTTTGTTCAAAGTTGCTGATGACTACGGTCGCTTCCAGTATATCGAAAGTCGCGATTATCTCATTCATACTTCTGACATGGTCCTGGACGGACAAACTGTCCTTCCAGAAGCTGGTGATGAAATCGAAGAAAACGGCTTCATCTACGAGGTCATGGCTCCCAATCATGAGCCGGAATGGAGATACTCTGACAGTTATCGACAGTGCCTGCGGATACACACAAAACTTACAGGAGAAATAGAATAGTTATGCCTAATGGAACAGACAACCCCGATCTTCGGGATGTATGGAATGCCGTAAATGAAGCCAGACGGGAGCTCGCGGAGATGAAGGGCATGCTTAATGTCCACTTCTCGGATCACAACATTCATCACAGCCCGCCGTGCCACGCCGCAGAGGATATGAGAAAAACCATGCTGTCCGCTGCCGGGGCGGCGGTACTGGCATTATTGGCGGCGATTGGTTCGGTCATCACGGTCATCGTGAGGTGAAATATGGCAACTATAATCGACATTGCCAACGCAGTCACGGCGGACGTAAATCGCGGAAGTTTCGATATTGAATTCACAGCAGCCATGATGCTGGTTCCTCATTTCGAACTAAAGGATATGAAAACACTGAAAGTAACCGTGGTTCCGAAAGCGGTAAAATCTGAAAATCTCACGAGGGATTCTTCAAAGCGGGAAATTCAAATCGATATCGGCGTTCAGCAGAAAACGGCGGACTCCGACAGGATTGCTGTCCTGATGAAACTGGTGGAAGACATCATCGTTGTGTTCGAAAGGAAACGCCTGACGGATTATGCCAGAGCGGTGTGCATCAAGGTCGAAAACGATCCGGTTTATGATCCGGAACATATGCAGAGTATGCGGCAGTTCACCAGTGTGATTACGCTGACTTTCAAGGTGATGTGATCATGATCGGATTCAAATGCAAGTCATGGTTCGACGGCAAAAAGGTTAAGCGGAAAGCGAACCGTGCCACCTTTCAAAGTCTGAATCATGCGGCGGCGGCAATCAGGATCACGGCAAGGCGCAGTATCAGGAGAAGTCCAAAGGAATCGGCTGCAGGCCAACCACCGCATACCAGACGCGGACAATTGAAGCGGGGCATTCTCTACAGCGTGGACAAACGCAGGCAGAGCGCGGTGATCGGACCTGCCTATACCATAGTCGGCAGATCGGGTAGTGCTCATGAATTCGGCAGGAAGTATTATGAGCGTGAATACCCCGCCAGAAGTTTCATGGGCCCGGCACTGAGAGCGAACCTTCACCGGATTCCCAGGCTCTGGGCAAACAGCATTAAATAGCAGGAGAAGTTATGAGTTATAAAGTTGGTTTTGAGGCGAAAATTTTCTATGGAGCAGCCGGAACAACAGCAGCCACAGAACTGAAGCATATCCAGGACTCCGTCTCTTTGAACATCGAAAAGGGCTCTGCCGAGGTGGCGGTCAGGTCTTCGGCCTGGAAGAAAGTCCTTTCCGGATTGAAGGATGCCTCCGTGGAATTCACCCTCGCTGGAGATACTTCGGATGCCGGATTCCAGGCGATCAAGACGGCATTTTTCGGCAATTCCATGATCGCTTTGTTCATTGCGGACGCTGATTCCGGAGGATCCGGACTGGATGCAGACTTCGAGGTAACAGCATTCAACCGGGCGGAAGGTTTGGAAGAAGTCATCAACTACGCCGTTACTGTCAAACCATCGGCAAATTCAGAACGAGAACCGACCTGGGTTGATGGCAGCAGTACGTAATCTGAACAATAAAATCCAATAGAAAAAAGAGGCATGTAGCATGAAATGTTTTAAGGATAACGAAGGCAGAAGCTGGACCGTGAACGTCAATGTGGCGGCAATCAAACGGGTGAAATCTCTGTTGGATGTGAACCTGATGGATACGCTGGAAGGTGACTTGCTGCGGAGGTTGGCGCTCGATCCGATTCTGCTCTGTGATGTGGTTTATGCCGTGTGTAAACCGGACGCGGACGCCAGAAATATCAGTGATGAACAGTTCGGACAGGCTATGGCTGGCGATGTCATTGAGCAGGCAACGCTGGCATTGTTGGAGGAACTGGCTGATTTTTTCCCGGAGGGGAAGCGTCAGGTACTGAAAAAGGCACTGAACAAACTCAAAAACGTCGAAGAGAAAGCGCTGGAGACAGCGAATCACTACCTCGACAGCCCGGAACTGGATCGGAAAGTAGACGAAGAGGTGAAGAAGCTTATCGGCTACTCTGGGAACTCGGAGGAATTGCCGGAGTCAATCCCGAGCCGTTAACTCTCCGGGAGCTTCTGATCCTGGCGGAACATCGGGAGAAGTCCCGCTGGAACCACACATCGTCACTATTGGCGATGCTGTTTAATCTCAATCGTGATCCCAGGAAACATCGTCCGGCATCTCCAGACACCTTCAATCCCTACGCAATTCGGAAATTCAAAAAGGACAACCGCATGGCTTTTGACGCAATGAGAGCCATCTGGGTTAAGGACAAAAAATAGAATCATGGCAGCTTCCAGTTCCAATATCAAAGCCGGTATGGCCTATGTTCAATTGACGGTTGAAAATAGCGCATTAGTGCGCGGCTTGAAAGCGGCGCAGGAGAAGCTGAAGGCGTTCAGTGCTTCGGTCACAGCGGTCGGCAAACAACTGCTGATGGCCGGGGCACTGATTGCCCTGCCGTTGGCTGCCGGGACAAAAGTCTATGCCGACTTTGAACAGCAGATGGCGAATGTTTCGACTATGCTGGACAAGCCAGCGATGTACATGGATGAGTACCGCAAGGGCATCCGTGAAATGTCGCTGGAATTCGGAGAAGGAACTGATACGCTGTCCAAAGGTCTGTATGACATCCTGTCTGCTTCCATTGATCCAACCAAGGCTCTGAATGTTCTGTCAGTTGCGGCAAAAGCGGCTAAGGGAGGATTGACGGATACCGGAGTTGCCGCCGATGCGATCACGACGATCCTGAATGCATTTGGTCTCTCGGCGAATTATGCCGGAAGCGTTTCTGACCTCTTGTTCGGAATTGTAAAGCGCGGTAAGACCACCTTCGCGGAACTGGCTCCCGCAATCGGTATGGTGGCGACAACGGCTGCCAGCGCCGGAGTCCCGTTGGAGGAATTTGGGGCGGCAATCGCCACGATGACGAGAAACGGGGTTCGTACAGAGAACGCGATCACTGCATTGAACGCGATCATTTCAACCTTCCTTAAACCGAGTAAAGAAGCGGCTGAATATGCCCGACAGCTTGGGTTCGAAATGTCTGCTGCGACGATCAAAAGTAAGGGACTGGTTGGTGTTTTTGAGATGATCAAAAAACTGTCGCCGGATGATATAGCCACTCTGTTTCCGAATGTTCGTGCTCTTCGAGGAGTTCTGCCGGCATTGAAAAATATGGTGGGATTCGTCAAGGATATTGATCTCTTGAAAAATCGTGCCGGCATGGCTGACGTCGCCTATCGGAAAATGGCGGATACTCTCGCTGAGTCCATGGCGCGGGTCAAACAGGCCGGAATCCAGATTCTGTCGGTAATCGGCGAAGCTCTCGGTCCGATGGTACGGGAATCGTCCGACTTACTGCTGTCTTATATGAAGCAGATCATTACCTGGATTGTGGAGCATAAAAAAGCCATCGTGACGATTGCAAAAATCGCGATTGCGGTAGTAACGACCGGAGCGGCCCTGATCGCATTCGGTGCCGCATTCAAGGTTGCGGCAGTGGCGTTCGGAGTGCTGACCGGTGTTATAAAAACGGCTCTGCTTGTGATTGTCGGTGGAAGTAAAATCCTGTGGTTATTAATGGCACCGATTGCCATGATCAAGGCAGGGATTATTGCTATCGGAGGCGTATTGGGAGCCTTGATCGCTCCCGCTGTTCTGGTCAAACTGGCAATCGCCGGGATCGTTGCCTACATCCTTTATGCGACTGGTGTCGTTGGCAAGGTTGTGGATTGGGTCAAAGATAAATTTTCAGCGGTATCCGAGTTCGCACAGCAGTCATTTCAGGAAATCAAGGATGCCCTGGCGGCAGGTGATATTATGCTGGCTGCAAAAATTCTCTGGCAGTCATTGAAAGTTGCCTGGCTTGCCGGGATCAATGAACTGAAACAGCTATGGGTATCTTTCAAATCCTGGTATCAAACCGTTACTTCCGAAACGTTCTATGGAGCAATGTCCATCATTACCGATGCCTGGGCTTCCATGAAAACCGCCTGGACGAACTCTGTGTCATTTCTGCTGGATATTTGGAATATCTTTCTGAAAACGCTGAAGTCCGCCTGGATCAAAACGCAGGCGTTTCTGCAAAAAGCCTGGCTGGACTTCATGGGACTTATCGATCCCACTTTGGATGTGGAAGCGGCGAAAAAGCTGGTCGATGATGAATCCGCGATGAAAGAAAACGAAGCGCAGAAGGCTCTCAATAATAAGCTCAATGAATCCGCCGCATCCGCCAATAAGGACAAGGCCAATATCGAAAAGGAACGTGCTGACAAACAGGCCGTCATTGCCCAGCAGCAGGAAGCGGATCGTTCCGGAATCGACACTGAAGCATCCGATGCCATGAAGGCTTCGATGGATGCTTTAAATCAGGCAAAAGAAGAATGGAAAAAAGCAATGGAAGAAGCCAAAGCCGCCCGGGAATCGAAGGGCGTAACGCCGGCAGAAGGTAAAATTGACGAGCTCAAAGACAAGATCAAAAAGGCGGCACCCGAAGTCGAATCCGCAAAAGGAAAAGTCGATATCAACGGGACTTTCTATGCCGACGCGATCAAGGCCATGACCTCCGGTACTGCTGCCGAACGCACCGCGAACGCCACGGAAGAGATCAAGAAAAACACCAGGAAAACCAACCAGCTCCTGGAGGATAATTCCAGCGAACTGGTCTATGAGTGAGGTTTAATCAATGGGAACAAGTTCAATTTTTAATTTGCAGCCTACCGCCTTTGCGTATCTGCGGAGAGAATCAACGGTAGGAGAATTTTTAGATTTTCCTCCGGCAGATTCGATTCTGGCAATCGCAGAGCGACTGGTATGCATGGCCTTAGCAACCTGTTCCTGGGTCATATTTGCATGTTTCCGGGCTTTCAGGAAAGTGTCCAAAATGGCGAATTCATCTTCAAGCGCATCATATGCGGCTTTGAATTCAGGATCTTTCATCTCTTCAGCCAGTGTGGCTTCGTGGTCATATGCAACCGGATTGTATTTTTCTTTATCCATTTTTCTGTACCTCCTTCAAGCGTCTTATTGCTGTATCAAGTTCATGCTTTGGCGTCTTTTGTGTTTTCTTAATAAAACTATGAAGAATCATTATTTGATCATCATGGATTGTGACATAAAAAGCCCGGCCGATTCCTTCGCGCCCTTTGGCTCTTATTTCCCACAATCCTTTTCCCATGGATTTTGCATACGGCATTTTCAAATTCGGACCGTACTCAATCATCATATCAAGAATTCGTCGATACGATGCTCGAATGCCCACAGGAAAATTGTCTGTTTCAGTCTTAACCCTCTGGTTGTAATAAACAATTTTCCACATTTACGGATTACTCCTCTTTTTATAAATGTACCATATATGAGACGTTTTGTCAACCGGAGAATCGAAATATGAGTAGTAAAATCGAAGCGGCATTCTTTGACCGTTCCCAGGTAATCAACGGGGATGGCGACTGCAAGAGCGCGGAGATTCCGTATTTCGTGTTTGACGTGGCAGACGAAGCTGCCGCGCTGAGTTTTGCCTACGAAAATACCTCTACATATTTTTCCGGGC